ATCCGGCTCTTTGGCCGCTAAATCCAGCACCCGAAATTCCTGCCAGGTGCAATCTAAAATGTGCCTTCGGAACACTTTTGTGTGTTCGTCAATATCGTGTAAACGTTCCAAGTAATCATCTAAATTCATAGTCGCCCCGCTCGGTTTTGTTGTGTTGCGCGTCCGAAATAAACGTGTTAAGTATTCGTAACGCGCAAATTCCGTGCTGGGGGAGTATGGATAAAACTCGGGAAATCATCTTAAGCGAGGCGAGCCAAGAGATGATTCCCGAAAGTTTGCGTGCTAATGATTACTATGCAGCAAATGACCAATACGTGCAAGATGAGCACCGAGTCAAACGCGAGATTGCAGAGTATATCGTTTCGCGAAACCTTGAGCCGTGGGAAGTCGAATTGGCGAAACTCACGGCTCAAGGCGTAGCCAAAGCCACGATAGCCAAACAACTAGGCAAGCGCCGTGCGACGGTTATTGAGCGCATGGAAAACCCCGTTATTGCTCAGCTTACCCATTATTTTCTCCACTTAAAAATCTACCAGGACGCACCCAATGAAGGGTTGCGTATGCAGATGCTGTGGCGCATTGCCAAGCGCAACGAGCAAACCGACCCCGACACCACAATCAAAGCGCTGCGCACCATGAACGATATGGCCAAAGGCCGACAGGGCGGCGGTGGCTTTAACATCGTGATTAACGGTGTGGATCTGCAAAAGGGCGCGCTCGATGGATGACGTCATTCACGCCGTTTTAGATCTGTATTTCCGAACAGTATGGGAAGAACACGGGGACCGCGCTTACTTATCCCAAAGCGAAGCCAACCGAAAAGAAGCGTGGCGCCTGCTGACGCTGGTATCTAAGCCGATGCAGGTGCGTGTAAACGCTCCAGATAAAACAATCACCTTTCCCAATGGCTCAACTATTCGCGTGATCGATTCCAGCGACGAAACCAAGCTGCGTGGGCTGCACTTTCAGTCTGTTTTTATTGATGACCCCGACGTGAAATACCGCTCTGAGAGGTCCGGCAGTGCGTGATATTCACTTTAATTATGAAGCTCGCGAGCAATTCGCACCGCTGCACAAGCGCACCGAGCGATGGGCGGTCATGGTCTGTCACCGACGCGCCGGAAAAACGGTAGCCAGTGTAAACGAGCTGGTACTGCGAGCGCTGCTGACACCAAAGAAAAACGCGCGCTTTGGCTACATTGCGCCGTTTTACTCCCAAGCTAAAGACGTGGCGTGGGTGTATTTAAAGGACGCGACAAAAGAGTTCGCTGGCCGTATCCGCGAGTCGGATCTGCGCATAGAGCTACCCAATGGGGCTTGGATTACCTTGTATGGCTCGGACAATCCCGACCGGCTGCGCGGATTGTATTTTGATGGAATCGTGATTGATGAGTTTGGCGATTGTCGGCCGAGTCTATGGGAGCAGATTCTGTTACCGACACTGATGGATCGCAACGGCTGGGCGCTGTTTATCGGCACGCCAAAGGGAAAAAACCACTTCTATCAAATCTATCAGCAATCGCTGCACGAAAAAGGCTGGTACTCACTGACGTTAAAAGCCAGCGAGTCGGGCATTTTAAGCGAAGAATCCATACAGCAAATGCGCTCGCAAATGTCCGACGAATCGTGGCAGCAAGAAATGGAGTGCTCGTTTAACGCCGCCATTGCCGGTACGTTCTACGCGGCATTGATTGGAAAAATGGAGAAGGCCGGGCGCATTAAACCCAACATTGTGACCTACGATCCAAGGCACAACGTCAAAGTCGCCGCTGATCTTGGGCGCGTCGATAACACCGCGTTTTGGTTCTGGCAAGAGACGCCACACGGTTTACACATCATCGACTACTACGAAAACCAAGGCAAAGAATTACAGCATTACATCGACTACTTGAACGCTAAACCGTATCGGTACGACGAAGTATGGTTGCCTCACGACGCGGTAGCCAAAACCTTAGCAACCAAACGTTCCACCATCGAGCAGCTACTCGACGCAGGACTGCCGTGCCGAAAAGTGCCAACGCTCAGCAGGCAACACGGCATCGACGCAGCGCGTAAAGTTTTACCTCATTGCTGGATAGATCAAAACCTTTGCTTTGCAGGCGTCGAAGCTCTGCGCGCCTACCGCCGAAAATACAACGAAACCACCAAAACCTTTACTAATGAGCCGCTGCACGATTGGGCGAGCGATGGCGCTGACGCCTTCCGCTACTTCTCTTTGGTCGCGGGCGAGTTTGTCGCCTACGAACCCGAGCCGACCGAAATCACCGCCGACGATCACCCGACCTACGCGCAAAACCTCAATGACATGTTTAAAGCGCGTGAAGCGCGACTGGCCAGGAGATTTTAAGAATGACAAGCACGCAGTTTAGCTCAGGCGTTTTGCAGTCGCGCAAAGACTACAAAGACACCCCGCAAGGCCAGTATAAATATTGGCACGAAGAAATCGCCGGGAGCCAGAAGCAACGGCGCCGATGGCACAAGGATGGCGACAAGATCGTTAAACGCTTTATCGATTTTCGCGGGGAGGCGGCCGGGCCGGACGTTGACACGGGCGGCATGGGGGGAATGCGTTTAAACCTGTTTCACACCAATGTGTCGGTGTTGCAATCGATGCTGTACGGCAATGTGCCGAAAATCGATGTATCGAGGCGCTTTGCCGATCCCAACGACGATGTTTCGCGCGTGGCCGCTGAAATGCTCGAAAGGCTGTTAAATAACGATGTGGAGGATAACGCCGATCAAGTTACTGACGTATTGCAAGCGTGCCTACAAGATCGCCTTTTACCCGGCTTAGGCTGTGCGCGGGTACGTTACGAGGTCGTGACCGAGGAATACGAGGAAGCTGTCGTCAAGATCGACGAGAACGGCCAGCAGGTTCAAGAAATGGTGGAAGGTGAGCGCGTCGTCTTTGAGGATGCGCCAACCGATTATTTTCATTGGCGCGATGTGCTGTGGGGCTGGTCCCGAACCTGGAGCCAGATCCCGTGGCTTGCCTACCGCTCTTGGTTAACCAAAGACGAAGTAAGCGAGCGCTTTGGTGCCGAGGTGGCCGACCAACTCAGCTACAAGAGACAGAGTGTAAACGACGACGAACAGATTGCCGACGATGAAGAAATGGCGAGCATCTGGGAGAAGGCCGAAATCTGGGAAATCTGGGATAAGAAAAAGCGCGAGGTGGTGTTTTATAGTCAGGGATACGACAAGATTTTAGAAACCCGCGAAGACCCATTGGGGCTTACCGGATTTTTCCCCAGCCCGCCGTTTTTTATGGCGAACCAAACCACAAGCCTGTACTCGCCAACGCCGGATTTTCACATTGCCCGGCAACTGTATAACGAAATCGACAACCTGCAAACCCGCACCACGATCATCACTGAGGCTGTAAAAGTCATTGGCGTGTATGACTCAGCCGCCGATGGCATTGGGAGGATGTTTAAAGAGGGTGTCGATAACCAACTTATTCCGGTCGACTCCTGGGCGATGTTCGCGGAGAAAGGCGGCATTGCTGGCCAGATCGACTGGCTACCGATTGCTGATGTGGTCAACGCACTGGATAAGCTTACACAGGTTCGTGACCAATATATCGAGCTGTTGTACCAAGTAACGGGAATGAGCGATGTCTTGCGCGGCCAGGGCGCAGGCCAATACGAGGGCACCGGCCAGGCGCTAATCAAGGCCAAATTCGGCAGCGTGCGCGTGCAAAAACTGCAAGATGAGTTCGGCAAGTTCGCCAGCGACTTGATGAAGATCAAAGCGGAGATTATTTGCCGCCACTTCGACCCGGCAACGATTGCCAAGCGCGCCAACATTGAAAACAGCTACGACGAGCAGATTGCGCCACAGGCAATCGAACTGCTTAAAGATCCCGAGCTTGCGCACATGCGCGTGAAGATTAAACCCGAGTCAATGGCGATGGTGGACTACGCGCAATTGAAAGCCGAGCGCACCGAGTACATCACGGCGCTCGCCACGTTTATGCAGTCTGCCGCGCCGCTATTGGATCAAGACAAGGGCATGATGCCTTATTTGTTGCAGCTCTTGCAGTGGGGGTTATCTGGTTTTAAAGGCAGC